ATGCCTGTATCACTTCATTCTCAGATCGGTGACAAGCCACAGGCTGACCAGGCGCTGATCGACGCTATTAACGCAGGGTTGCGCGTATCGATCCCCGGCATTATTCAGTCTTTCGACCCAGACGCCGTAACCTGTGTCGTTCAACCGGTGGTGAAAGGATATGTACCAGCCAGCGGTGGTGCGGCCAATCCCTCCAACCTGCCGCTATTGCTGGATGTCCCTGTCATTTTCCCGCGTGGGGGCGGTGTCACACTGACGTTTCCGGTTAAAGCGGGTGATGAGTGCCTCGTTGTGTTTGCTGACCGCTGCATTGATTTCTGGCATCAGAGCGGTGGTGTGCAGGAGGCGGCTACCGAGCGTATGCATCATCTTGGAGATGCTATTGCACTTGTTGGCCTGCAATCGCAGGCGCAGAAAATCAGCGATATCAGCACCAGCGCCGCTCAATTGCGCACTGACGACGGTACGGCCTTTATCGAACTTGACCCCGGCAGCCACGCGGTGACCGTCACCACTCCGGGGAAATTGACCGCCAGCGCACAGGGTGGCACTGAGATTAACTCTCCGGAAATCGTGCTCAACGGCAACGTGACGATTAACGGTAATCTGTCCCAGGGTATGGGTGCCAGTGGCGGCACGGCGACGATGCTGGGGCCGGTGAACGTAACCAACGATGTTAAAGCCGGCGGTATCAGCCTGCAGACGCACAAGCACGGTGGTGTAGAAACTGGCGGCGGTCAGACTGGAGGCCCGCAATGAGGTACAGAAAAGAGGACGACAGCGGTGATTACACATTCGGCCAGGGTGATAACACCTTTCTTACCAACACCCCGGAGGCTGTCGCGCAGGCCGTCAAAACACGTTTCGAACTGTGGGCGGGCGAGTGGTTTCTCGATGTGACAGAGGGTACCCCGTACCGCGAGGCAATTCTCGGTAAGCATAAATCAGCAGCCTATAACATGGCGGTACGCGAGCGGATCCTTGGCACCCAGGGGGTGAGCGAAATCCTAGCGTTTACCACCGAATATAACCCAGATACGCGCCGTGTGACTTTCACCGCGACCATCAACACGCTGTACGGCGAAACGACTGTAACCAGCGAGGCATAATGCTAAATCTCGACACATTAGGGCTTGCGTCCACCGTGACTGCGAGCGGCATCAGCGCGCCTGATTACCAGACAATACTCAACACGCTGACGGGCTATTTTCAACAGATATACGGCGACGACGTCTATCTTGAACCCGACAGCAAAGACGGCCAGATGCTGGCTATCTATGCCCTGGCTATCCATGATGCGAACAACACGGCGATCGCCGTATATAACTCATTCAGCCCAACTACGGCTCAGGGGCGCGGGCTGGCATCAAATGTCAAAATTAACGGCATTGCAGTGACACCTGCATCACGCTCAATGGCTGATGTGCGCATTGTCGGCCAGGTAGGCGTGTCGATCTCCAACGGCACGGTACGTGATAGCAACGGCATCACCTGGTCACTGCCAGCCAGCGTTGTGATCGGTATAGATGGCACGGTGACGGTCACCGCGACATGTCAGATTGACGGTGCTGTAGTGGCACCAGCCGGAACTATCACTGAGATCGGCACGCCGACACGCGGCTGGCAATCGGTAACCAATCCGGCAGCGGCCACCGCAGGGCGCAAAGTGGAAACAGATGCCGAACTGCGCCAGCGCCAGGCTAAATCTGTGGCTATTCCGTCGCTGACGGTACTCGATGGCATTATGGGGGCTGTTGCGACGCTGGACGGCGTAGAGCGTTATCGGGGATATGAAAACGATACCCATCTAACCGATGATAATGGTTTGCCGCCGCACAGTATTTCCCTGGTGGTTGCCGGCGGTGACGCGGCGGCGATAGCTAAAACCATTGCCACGAAGAAAACGCCAGGCGGCGGAACGTACGGCACGACCACGATCGACGTTACCGACAAATACGGCATCGTTCACCCGATCCATTTCTACCGCCCAACGAGCGTTAACATTTTCGCCCGCATCGAAATTAAAGCGCTGCAGGGTTACACCTCTGGTGTGGGTGAGGAGATCAAAACGGCCGTAGCCGCCTATATCAACGAAATCGAGATCGGCGATCCAGTGTACCTCTCGCGCCTGTTTCTGCCTGCCAATCTGAACGGCAACACAGACAGTGCGACCTTTGATATCACCGACCTGCAGATCGGCACTTCGTCGGGTAGCCTGGCACCGGCAAACGTCATTGTCGGTTTTAACGCGGTGGCGGCCTGCGCACCTGCGAATATCGAAGTGGTGGTGATCCCATGAGTGAAACGAAATACCAAAAACTCATCACTTCCTATCACAAGCACAAACCCAAATTTTACGACCATATCTCCATCATTACCCAGCCGCTGATCGATGTGCAGAACGCCACAACAAAACTGATAGGTGATTTCGACCTTGACACGGCCATCGGTGTACAACTGGACGCTGTCGGGCTGTGGGTGGGAATAGGGCGGAAGATAGCAACACCGATCACCGGAGTTTACTTCTCCCTGGATGATGAGGAACTGGGATTTGATGCTGGCATATGGCGTGGTCGGTACGATGCTGGCGGTTTTACTGAATTAGACGACGACACCTACCGAACTATCATTCGCGCGAAAATTGCGGCCAACCATTGGGACGGTACGACTGAGACGCTCAGCGACGTCTATCAGATCATATTCCCTGACGGGAAAACTAAGATATTTGCCGTCGATAACTTTGACATGACGATGTCTGTTTACATCACCGGTGACCGAATTACGCCGGTCATGAAAGCAGTAATTGAACTGGGTTATCTGGATATTAAGCCATCAACTGTACGCATCAAAAATTACACCATAACTACCGAGTCGGGGCCGCTGTTCGGCTTTGACATTGATAACGAATTTATCTCAGGTTTCGACGTCGGCGCTTGGGGAACACTGCTGGGAGCATCAAATGGCTAAGAACGAGTTTTTACCCTTCGGCGTTGCTGCGAATGCCAATGTTATACCTAACGCCGATTACCAAGTGTTGCCAGCGCGTGCATCTGGCTTTGTAAGTGGCGTCGCTAAATCTGAGGAGCTCAATACTGTCTGGCGTCAGAATTCGGTAATGGCAAGTGTGCTGGCGCAATTTATTGCAGATAATACCGGGAGTGATGTATTAGATAATGGTGATTTAATAACTATACAAAATAATCTTGGTAAAGCGTTTAAAAGATACGCTGAAAATAATTTTAACTTTGGAAATTTGCTTTCAACAAAAGGCTATCAAAAAATTCCAAGCAGCAACCCTCTTGGCGGGTTAATTATACAATGGGGGCTGTTGTACGGTACGACGGGGCAACTTTCAGGACTTTATCCCACTGCATTCCCCAATGCTGTTTTCCAAGCCGTTGTTTCTCTGGCTGATAAAGACTTAGGGGTAACTGGCGGAATATCCGTATATGTAAACGCCTCTACATTGAACAACAGAACAACATTGACTGTTAATCCAACAGGGAGCGACGGGGTGGGTAACACTTCGGCCCGCTTCATTGCAGTAGGGTTTTAATATGACTAAATTTTTCTCAAGGTCTACCAACGGTTTTTATTCTGAAGACATCAACGGTAGTAATATGCCTGATGACGTTGTTGAGATAAGTGATGAGCTTTGGCAGTCGCTACTTGATGGACAAAGTTGCAGTAAATTCATTACATCTGACGAGAATGGAATGCCAATACTAAAGGACACGCCTCCGCCAACGTATGATGAGTTAGTTATGTTGGCTAAATCAAAAAAAGAAAGGTTAATAGCATCGGCTACGGTTGTTATTGCTCCATTGCAAGATGCATTAGATTTAGATATGGCTACTGACAAGGAGAAGTCAGATCTTTTATCTTGGAAGAAATATAGAGTTGAACTTAATCGAGTTGACGAGTCGTTATCTCCAGATATTAATTGGCCAAAAGAGCCAAATTAATTTTTATTACCGTTAGTGTATTATTTGGAGCATTAATAATGATTGAAAATTACTCCTATCGAGATACTCAAGGGGCGGCAAATGCTGCAAGTGCCAGCCTGTCAGCAGACAGCTCTGCAGACTCAGCCGATGCTGCATTCAAGTTTAGCCGTGAGGCCAAAAGCGATGCGCTGATTGCCAAAAATGCGTCTGAAAACGCTCAGAATATCGCTGACGCCAATACTTACTACGTTACACCAGAAGATCCGGACGGTACGATCGCTGGCATTGCAGGCACACCACCTGGGCAAAGTTTCAGAGTTGCTCAGGGGCCAAATAATGGCTTCAAGTATTATCGAAACGATGCTGGCGTAGCAGTTGAAGTGGCTGCCATCGCTGGAGAAGCGGCAATTGCAGCAGTGCAGGCAGCGCAAGCTTTTCTCAATTCTGTTGTTCCGCAGGATTTATCTACGTCTGTGTTGGGTTGGGCTGTTGCGTTTATGAACACAGAGCGCACCGGCTTATTTGGCGGCTTTGATGAGAGCGGCGCATTTCGCTTGGCAGAAATGTCTGACGCTGTTCAAGACCGCCTAAAACAGCTCGGCGACTACGGGCTGCTTACGTCTGTGCCGGGCTTTCACGCGCTGATGCTCGATAGTGAGAAAAACGCCGGATTTGCTGTCGAGCAAGACTGGGGTTTACGGCTCGCAGGGCTGGCAAAACCAGTACAAGACGAGATCACCGACCTGAAGAACGGTACCGGTTCAGCAATTTTGCGTGCGTTCAGCGGCAAGCTTGCTGTGTACAAAGACGGCTCAAGCGCAACGCCAGTCTATGCCGTGAACCCAGTAGCATATGCGCAAAAGCTCATTAGTGGCGGCGCGAGCATTGTCTATGAAGAAGGCGGTGTGATGAAAACTGGGCTGATTAATCTCATCGATAACCAGGCGATGCTGACACGTCCTATCCCAGCAGCGGTGGCATATGTATTTTACCGCGCTGGGCTTGGGCAGAGCCTGATGGTTGGCGGTGGTGACCGCGTTACGCTCGCTGATGCCAATCTGAACGGGCTGGCGTTGATGTTTGCTGGAGCTGGCGCGGATCGAAATGGCGGCATTGATGGGCCAGTTACTGACTCAACTCTATCAGTATTCCGTGACGCGCAGCCAGGTCAGTTTCGCGAAAACTGCATGATCCCCGGACAGCATCGTTTCCTGAACGATTTGATGACAGTTTATGGTTTCGATAAATCGGCGTTGCCATCTGTTGTGACGCGTCTCGATGCAAAATCGGGCACGGCATACAGCGGGCTAAAAAAAGGTACTGACCCTTACTTGTGGGGAGTTACTGCGTTCACGTCTTTCTGCGACCGTGTTATAGCGATGGGTAAAATCCCCGTTTCTAACTCTATCTTTATTACGCATGGAGAAGCAGATGCTTCGATTGTGACAGCGCAGGGACAATATAAAGCGAACCTTAACGAATGGGTATCTGATGAATTTACTGATCGTCTTGCTATTTTGGCCGCCCGCGGTGTTGTGCAGACCATCCCTCAGACCGCATACATCGATCAGATGGGCAGCCGTGTAAAAACCGATACAGAGCATGGCGATTTGATTGCGTATGACCAGCTTGCAATCAGCAACGAGCGGGCAGATGTTGTGATGATTGGCCCAAAATTCCAGCTTAATCGAAAATATCACATCGATATTCAGCACCTGACCAACGTTGGTTACGCCATCATGGGCGAGTTGCAGGGCGAGGCTGAAGCGTGGATGCACAAAGAGCGCATCGCCGGGACTAATGTCAAATGGAAGGCAGTACAGCCGATCGGCGTGGTAAAAAACGGCCTGCAGCTTGATGTCACATTTAGCACACCGCTCGGCCTGCCGCTGAAGGTAAACACGAAATATGGCACGGCTCCTAACCTGGGGGCTGACCTTGAGAACGGTTCAGCAGCAATCACTGGCGCGACACAGCTCAGTGATTTTGTGTTTCGGTTTACGCTCGCTGCTGAGCCAGCGCCCGGGGAGTTCCTTCGGTTCGGTTTCAACGCCAATGACCCGATAACAGTGCCTGTAACTGGCGGCCAGCCAGCTACAACTTCGTGGCAGTTCCCGCTTGTCTGCATCAGCGACACATCGACCAAAGTCAGCAAAGCCGACCCGAGTTTTGTGCTCGAGCATTTCTGCTGCCTGTCCCGCATCGCAATTAACTGAGAAGAAACCATGGCTATTATTCAATCGCAAATCCCAACTACCGGGAGCCGTACACTGCTGGCTTATACTCGACTCGATTCCCAGCAACTTTTCAATGCACATAAAGCGCGGGTGTTGGCAGATGGTGGCGTAATTCTCAACGAGGCCAGTCTGTTGCAGGAAATTAAAGACCTGGTGACGGCTGGGTTGTGGCAGTACGCATCGTCACTGGCATCGCCGGAATGGGGCATCAAACGAGATGCCGACGGCTACGTAACCCGCATGTATGGCCTGGCAGGAACGCCAGACTACATTGAGCGGCTGGTCGCAGGGCAATACCCGCGCCGCTGTGAACTCGACATGACAACCACGCCGCCATCTATACGCGTGCAAGTAAACCTCGGCGCGGCTTTTTTACGGACTGAAACACCAATTAGGCAGCAAAAAATCGCAGGGAAACCCTACATCGTTTCCGCGTTGCTCGCTGATAAAGAATCAGCAGATAACCGCGGTGTTGTGATGGCACTTAACCCAACTGGCAGCAACGCAAACCCAATCGTATATCAGTGGACAATACGTACTGGTGCTGGCCGTGCTGAGTCAGCAAACTTCTATCTTGCTGGTAAATATCCAGATAGTGGTGGTGATACTGTCATTGCAGCGTCTCCTGTGGGGTATGTGTCATTCTTGCCAAATGCCTGCCTGGTTCTGCCCTCATCTGGGCAAGGGAAGAACTTTAGTAAAGGTAGTTTGGTTAACACAAGTGCTGTAACGGCCTCTGGGGTTATTCCTGATATGACTGGCGTTGATGTCAATATCTACATCGGCACCCGCTACCCGTCAGGCTACACGCCAACTGCGGCCGATACCGATGGGATGGTGGCACGCATCCGCTGCTTCGGTTACGCGACAGAAGAGCAGGCAAAAATGATTTCAGCTCGTACGTAATCTGTGCCGGGATGGACCCTGGCTAGTTAACGTTGGGATTTTGATGCTGCCATTGTGTCACTCCGGGGAGGGTCATGGATTAATGGTAGCTGGGATGGACCCCGGCTATTTTATTGTGTTGGACATACTTATTCTGACCGGTTTTTAATCAATCAGGTGTACAGCATTATTTTCAATGCCCGCCTCGATGTAATCGACTCGCTTCTGAAGTTCGCGGATCAGCGCCTTAGCAACATCCAAGCGGATCATCACATCTTGGTCAGCAAAGTCGGTGGACTTGTCAGCACAAACGTAGGACATCGTATCCACGAAGGATGAACGTAGTAAAACAAAGCCGCCAAAGGCGCTATGGTCTGCTTGAAAGTCTGTTAACTGGCGCATACCGCTGATTTCGTCTTGAGGTTTCATGTTTTAAACTCGGAGGATATTTACTGGTTGTTTGTACAGCTCAATCATTTCTCGGTCAACTTGGATTTTTGCAACTGGTCGAATTTTTCATGCAGCGATTTCGGGTAGAGTTCGGTGTATACCTGCCACAAAATATTAAGATTGCGATGGCCAGTGACCTGAGCCACTTCCTCTATGCTAAATCCCGCCTCAAACAGCCTACTGGCTGCCTCTCTGCGCATATCGTGATAGCGTAAGTCCTGTATACCTAACTGATCCCGTACTCGCTGGAATCCAGAACTGACGGACTTCGAGTTGTATGGAAATACCAGTTCGCCGGTTTTAGGTTGGCGTTGCACAATCTCCCAAGCATCACCGAGCAAAGGCACCATCATATGGTTGCCGACTTTTTTCCTCGGATCTTTCCTATCCCTCACCATCACTGCTTTTTGTTTTTCGTCTATGTCTTCCCATCGAATACGGCACACCTCACCAATCCTCATACATGAAAGGATTGAGAATGTCAGCAAATCCACGTAGGGGATGATCGCTTGCCTCTTGGCTGCTCGTTCGCGTAATCCTTCCAATAACTGATCTAGTTCGTTGCTGGCGGGTCTGCGGTTTCTCCTTTTTGACTTGCCAATGAGCCCCATATTTAACGCCAGTGGTCTGGCTTCAAGAGCTGGATTGCGAGTGTAGTCGATTCCATAGATCGGTTTAGCGCTGGATAGAACGGATGATAGGTAGCTTAAATCGTGGGCTACTGTTGCCGGGCCTGCACCTGCAGCCGCTCGATCGCGGCAATGGTCTATGATGTGGTGATCCTGCAGGTCTGCCAGCTTTATAGAGGCTATATCACAATCGACAAGCATATTGAGGACGTAGGTTTTTGTTCTGCCCGCTTTACCACCCAGGGCAGGATCGTTGATATATTTAGCGAGCAGACCGCCGACCGTTATGTCGTTTGACTTCCCAGCACCTGGCACCCCATCGGTTTCTATCTGGGTCACCCGGTTGGCACCCCACGTTTTAGCAAGCTGGTGGCGTCCGAAAGTTTTACTCTCCCGGTAAATGTATTTGCCTGCTTGCTTAACGCCCACAGTACAGCGGTAGCGTGTTGTGCCATCAGCGCGCTGGCGCTTTTCTATGCTATAGTATGCCAT